TCAAAGTTGCACGTATATTCTCTGCGTACCCATGCTTTGAAGTATGGGATGTTACTCTGTAAATATGGCATCTAGCTTTTGTAACCGCCACCTGCAGCTTTATATGCTTTAGCTAACATCTGAGCCTTACGTGCAGACCACTGACCTGCTTTACCACCCTTAGTGCCTGCTTTAATTCTACTGAATAATCTTTTACGCATAGCAGGTTTTGTATAGTTACCTGCTTCATTTACCTTTGATTTAGCTTTTGGTTTTGTTTTGGTAGTTCGGGTCACTGTATGACTTCTCTTTCCAGCCTTCGGCTATCATTGCGTTCTCTATACGTTCTAAAGTAAATTTCTCACCGAAGTGAGCCTCACATGCTGCCCTTACGTAGAAGACATCGCTATGCGGTATATGTAAATTATCTACATTACCACGTAATAGCATGTCATAGAATGTTTCTAATACTTTGTCTGTGTATAGTTTTACTGATTTTCTCTTCAATGTCAATACCTAATTTATATTAATACAAATATAACACTTAAAGTGTTACATTTACAGTGTATTCTAATCTTTTTTGAAAGACATTTAAAGTGTTACATATAAGTGTAATATATTTATAACTATTATATAGTTTTAATGTAGCACTTTAAGTGTTGTGTTGTGTTATATATAGTTTTACACATTTACGAAACCATGTCAACCCATAAAATATATTATATTCAAATAAAGTGTAAATATGTCATCTTTTGTGATCACAAATCTATCCAATCTCCGTGTGCATACAACTATATACACTGTGGTTAACACCCTATTTTCCAGATCTGTGTAGATATGTGTATATACTAACGCACTACCCCCCACTGCCCCCTGCCTGCTACCCTGCTTATCGTGTGGATTATGCGCTTTCTTCGCCCAAATAGGCATGATAAGTGGCTCAACATCGGTATTCTCTTAGAATAATGCAACAAATTCAACTACTTAGTTGAGAGTGACAAGTGATATGCAATCAGTTGCCATGCTAAAGCATGTTTATTATCATGGAAATCTCACACTGAAGGTGTGTAACGGAGCCGATG